GACGCGGACTGGATCGAGGAGCACCACGAGGATATCTGCAAGGGCAACCGCGCAGTGGGCAACCTCGTCGACGGCGTCACAGAAGTGTATCTGACCACCATATACAAGCTGCGGAACCTGAAATAATGGACATCGACATCAATACCATAATCACCGTCATCGGCTTCATCGGAGGCCTGATTACTGTGTGGGTTAACCTCAACAGCAGGCTGACGCTGCTTGAGGCGCGCCTTGGCTTTGGTGACGAGAAGTTCAACGGCATCGACAAGAAGTTCGACGAGGTGATGATGCACCTGCGTCGGATCGAAGATAAATTGGACAACAAGGCGGATCGGTGATGAAGTGGTTGCTGCTACCCCTCGCGGCTTTGGCCCTCATGGGCTGTCAGGACCGCTATCGGTACTACTGCCAAGACCCCGAGAATTGGGAAACAGAAGAGTGCAAAAAGCCCGGCTGCATAGCCTCGGGCTACTGCACCGAATACCTGATAACAACTAAAGAGGAAGCACATGAAGCCCACTAGAGAGTGGTCACCAGAGGAGCTGCTGCGTTTTATCGTCGGCGTCGTTCTGTCGCTGACGCTTACAGTTATTGTGGTGACCGTATTGTACTCGCTGATATTTGTGTCGCAGCCGATGGACGGTCAGGCACCAAACGACGCGGAGTTTTTTAAGCTGATCAATCCGATAGCGACATTCATCGTCGGGGCGTTGGCAGGATTGATGGCAGGACAGGGCAGCGGCCCTCCACAAGAGAAGAAGAAGGATAAAGAAGATGAGCTTCCTGAATAGTTTTGAAAGCAAAAGTGAGGGCGTCAACGACACCGTCGAGTTTGTCGTGCGCGTGGCCATCGTCACGCTGTCGGCAGTTATCCTTGTCGTTGTGCTGACACTGGCCGTTGGCCTGTTTATGCCTAATGACGTCATAGAAAGCACCGCCATCCTTGAGATGGTTAACCCCGCCTTCCAGACAATCATCGGCGCGTTCGTCGGACTGCTCGGCGGTTTGAGCCTCAACGCCAATGCGCGGGACAAAGAGCCTGAGCCAGAAGCGCCGCTTGAACTGGACACGCCAGAGCCAGAAGCACCCAAGCCATATAGCGACCCTCAAGGCACGGTCTTCATTGACGAGCCTGAAGATGACGATGATGACGACATGGAGCCTTGGGAGAAGTATCGCAACGACCTGCGCTATGACGCCAACGGCGACGGCGTTGTCGATGAACTTGACTTTCCTGATTGGCGGAGTGCTGGCAAATGAGCTTAACCAACCTTCAAAGTAAATGTGGCTGCCACGCAGATGGTGCCTTCGGCCCCGGAACACTGAAGTCTGCCTGCGCGCACTTCAAGCTGAACAAGAACCGCGCCGCGCACTTCTTCGCCCAGACGGCGCATGAGAGTGGCAACTTCAAGGCCTTCAGCGAGAACCTGAACTACGGCGCAAAGGGCCTGCGTAGCATCTTCCGTAAGTACTTCCCTACCGATGCGCTTGCCCGCGCTTACGAGCGCCAGCCGCAGAAGATCGCCAACCGCGTCTACGCCAACCGCATGGGTAACGGCGACGAAGCGTCTGGTGACGGTTGGAAATACCGTGGCCGGGGTCCGCTCCAGCTCACGGGCAAGAACAACTACCGCGCATTCGGCAAGTACATCAGTCGCGAACAGGAGATTTTGGACAACCCAGACCTTGTGGCTACCGAACTCGGCTTTGAAAGCGCCCTGTGGTTCTTTGACGCAAACAAGCTCTGGTCGATCTGCGACCAAGGCATCAATGACGCCGCGATCCTTGCGCTGACAAAACGCATCAATGGTGGTACACACGGCCTCGACGACCGCAAACAGAAAACCAAGAAATATGCTGCTTGGCTCTAAGGAGAACGACTATGGTTAACCTGAAGAAACTCATCCAGAAAGAAGCCGAGAAGGCAATTCTCAACAAAGCCGTAGGCAAAATTCTGCCGATGGAAGGCGGGGCAAAGCCCGCCCTCGGTTGGAAAGCCAAACTGGCGGCTGTGCTTGCCGCAATCGCCACAGGCGCGACACTTCTTTCACAATACCTCGCCGGGTAAACAATTCGACAGTCGCGGCGAAGGCTGTTATTATGCGTTAAATCTGTTATAGGGGCACGTTATGGCCACCAATATGACCTTCACGACGTTGAAACAAGACGTGCAGCGCTATCTTGAGCGCGGCAACACGCTTGCGTCAGACCCTATAGTCTTCGAACAAATCCCGCGTCTTATCAACCTCGCCGAGCGCCGCATCGCTCGCGAGCTGAAGGTCGAGGGTTTCATTAACGTCGTGACTGGCACGCTCGCTGAGGGTCAGTCCGTCTACCCTAAGCCCGACCGCTGGCGCGACACAGTGTCAATCAACATCGGCACAGGCGCTACGTTCAACAACCGCAAAATCATATTCGCCCGCGTGTACGAATATCTGCGGTCCTATTGGCCGGACGCCTCGCAGACGGACACGCCCCTCTTCTACAGCGACTACGACTACAGCCACTGGCTATTCGCGCCGACACCGGACGCAGAGTACCCGTTCGAAATCCTGTACTATGAACTGCCGCCACTGCTCGATGAGGGCGTGCAGACGAACTGGATTACCGAGTACGCCCCGCAGCTTCTGCTTTACGGCACGTTGGTTGAGGCGACACCGTTCCTGAAGAACGACGAACGCATCCCAGTTTGGCAGTCTATGTACGACCGCGCGGCGGCGATGTTGAACGGCGAAGACCTCGCCAAAATTCTAGACCGATCCGCCGTGCGCAAGGAGGCGTAATGACCAACACATTTACACAGGTTTTTGGTGGCACGACAATCTACCCGTCGGACGTCTCCTATTTGTCGCTTGCGCTCACCGCCGACATCACCCTCGAGTGGCCGCTTGAGAGCAACACGAACGAGTATCCCGTCGCCCGTATCATCGACGTTACGCCATCGGGCACCTTCTCGATCATCATGCCGCCTGCCGATCAGACTGGCACCGGCCAGACGGTCCTGTTCAACAACCTCGGGCCGCAGACTGTCACCGTCAAGAACAGCGTGGGCGCTACGCTCCTGTCGATGGCGCAGGGCGAGCAGTGGCAGATATACCTCACCAGCAACACCACGGCAGCCGGTACGTGGCGTGTGTTCCGCTACGGTGCCTCAACGGCGCAGGCTCAAGCCTCGGCTCTCGCTGGCTACGGTCTCACCGCGACTGGCTCAACACTGTCGCAGTCAGCGCCGGTCACGCTCTTCAACTCGAACTACACTGCCGGTGCCACAGACCGCGCCGAGACGTTTGTGTGGAACGGCGGCGTTGGCACATTCACCTTACTCTCAGCCGTGACGGCAGGGAACGACTACTTCGTCGCGCTACGCAACAGTGGCGCTGGCGACATCACCGTCGCGACGCAGGGTTCCGAAACCATCAACGGCGGCGCTTCGCTGGTCCTACAGCCGGGCGACAGCGCAACGATAGTCACAGACGGCCTGAACTGGTTCACCCTCGGCCTCGGCCAGAGCGCGGTCTTCGCCTTCGACTACACGTCGATCAACTTAGGCGGCCTGAGCGGCAACTACACGCTTACTGGCTCTGAACTCAACCGCATCGCCTATGAGTTCACTGGCGCGATTACGGGTAACATCGAGGTTGTTGTCCCGAATACGGTGCAGCAATACTGGGTTTACAACAACACGACGGGCGGCTCATTCACCCTGCGCGTCAGGACCAGCGCCCAGACACCGGGCGTATCGGTTGCTCGCGGCAGCCGCGCCATCTTGTACTGCAACGGCTCCGAAGTTGTAGACGCCGAGACTGGCGGCATCGCGGTACCTGTCCCCATCGCTGACGGCGGCACGGGCGCAACGACGGCCAGCGCCGCGCGTATCAACCTCGGCGGCACGTCGGTCGGCATCGCTGTCTTCACGGCAGTCAATCAGGCGGCGGCGCAGGCGGCCATCGGTGTGTCCGGTGGCGGCGGAAGCAATGACGCCATCGTGTTCGCGGTGGCGTTGGGGTAATGGCTGAACAGATTGTCCAGATCAAATCCGCGCCCGGCATTAAGCGGGACGGGACGAAGTTTGAGGGCGACCAGTATGTTGACGGGCAGTGGGTGCGCTTCCAGCGTGGCCTGCCGCGTAAGATCGGCGGCTACCGCTCGATCAACAAGTTCCTGCGCGACCTACCGCGTGCGCTTCACGAGTATACGCAAGACTTGCTGACTTACGTCCACGCTGGGTCGGCCAGCCGTGTGGAGCGCTTCTATATCGACGGTGCGTACAACACGAGCGTCATTACCAATCGCACACCAACGTCTGGCTTCACCTTAGACGACGGCAACATGTGGCAGTTCGCCACGGCGTATGACACGACCAACGGTAACCAGATCGTCGCGCAAGTTGCGCCGAACCTGAACTGCATCTGCAACAGCGACGGCGGCGCGCTCTTCGTTGGCGACCTCCTCGGCACGAGTGCCCTGACGCAAGTCACCACGGTGCCCGCCAACTTCAGCGTCACAGGCGGTGTTGCGACACTGCCGCCCTACACGTTCGCCTTCGGCAACGACGGCTACGCGGCGTGGTCCGTGCCCAATGACCCAGCGGACTTCACTGGCTCTGGTGCGGGCAACGCGTACATAACAGGTCAGAAGATCATTAAGGCGATGCCACTGCGTGGCGGACCGGGCAACAGCCCGTCTGGCCTATTCTGGTCGGCGGACAGCCTCATTCGCGGCACCTACGTTGGTGGCACGGCGGTATTTCAGTTCGACACGATCAGCACGCAGTCGTCAATCTTGGCGGCCAACAGCGTCATCGAGTACGACGGCATCTTCTACTGGATCGGCACCGACCGCTTCTTAATGTTCAACGGCGTCGTGCGCGAAGTCGAGAACAACCTGAACCTCAACTTCTTCTTCGACAATCTGAACTATGCGCAGCGCCAGAAGGTGTTCGCGTATAAGGTTCCGCGCTTCGGTGAGATATGGTGGTGCTTCCCGTTTGGCGACAGCATCGAGCCAAACTACGCCGTCATCTACAACGTCCGCGAGAATACGTGGTACGACACCGAGCTGCCCAATGGCGGGCGCGGTGCGGGCCTGTTCCCTGCGGTATTCCGCAAGCCGCTTCTGTCTGGCGTTGCGCCGCAAGAGGCCGAGGCCTTTAGCGCTGCCGTGAACGGCGGCGGCACTGGCTACGCTGTGGGTAACACGCTCGCCGTTGTGGGCGGCATCGGTCAGATTACGACAGAGTTGACGGTGGCGACCATTGGCGCTGGCGGCGTTATAACCGGCGTCACAATCACCAACGCGGGGCAGTACAGCACCGCCCCAACTAATCCAGTCAGCGTGACTGGCGGCGCTGGCTCCGCCGCCACATTCAACATCACGTTCGACAACCCGTACAAGTTTTGGGTTCACGAGGTCGGCACGGACGAGATTGACGGCCTGACGCTCAACCCGATACAGTCGTTCTTCGAGACTGCCGACTTGTCTCTGCCCGCCACGTCGCAGATCAACAAGTCGCTGCAAGTGCTGATGCTTGAGCCTGACTTCGTGCAGAGCGGCGACATGACCGTTCAGGTCATGGGCCGAGCCAACGCCCGCGCGCCAGAAGTCAACGGCATCGTCATGACGTTCCCTGATACCCCGCAGACGCCGCAGGAGCAGGTCGTCTTCCTGAAGACACAGCGCCGCGAGCTGCGCTTCCGCTTCGAGAGCAACACCCTCGGTGGTGACTATCAGACTGGTCTTATTCTAGCGCACGTGCAGCCCGGTGATGCCACAACTTTGGGATGACGCGCATGCTAGACCTTGACATAGATTACATAAAAGAGTGCTTCGTTTATGAGGCATCTTCTGGGTGTTTGTTTTGGAAACAAAGGCCTTTGCAACATTTTGCAAGTTTGAACGCCTGTGCGGTGTGGAACAGCAAACACGCCGGAGCAAAGGCGGGTTCGCCTAACATCAAGAAACGCTGGTCTACAAAGATAAAAAATAAGTTGTACCAAAATCACCGCTTGGTGTGGGCGCTTGTCCACGGCGTTTGGCCTGCCGACCAGCTAGACCACATTAACGGCGACCCAGAAGACAACCGGATCGAGAACTTACGTGTCGTTTCCAACGCAGAAAATCAAAGGAACCGTGGGCGGAGCCGCAACAATACATCTGGTACAAACGGTGTGTATTGGCACTCCAGAGATCGTGTGTGGAACGCGTACATTCGTGAAAACGGCAGGCAACGCAGTTTAGGGGCTTTTGCGTCAGCAGCACAAGCTGCTATTGCGCGTAAAGCTGCCGAGCAACGCTTAGGCTACACCGCACGGCACGGCGAAAGTAAAAGCGCATGATCGACCCTCGCGGAATGACTTGGCAAGACTGGGCCTGTTCGGTTATACTGTCGGTCAACGACGCGTGGGCATTCGGCACGCCTCCCGAGGAGGCCGAGTGGCAAGGCTGGGCGATAGGGCTGTTGCGTGCCTCACCATTTACGCAGCAAATTATTCCCGACCCCTATCAGTTCTCTGATTGGCGTGAGTGGGGAATGCGTGTATATCCAATGCTCGAAGGTACAGGTCCATGAACTACATTCCCGGCTTCACTAACTATCTGCAAGCATCCGTGCCGCGCTACGCCAGAGGCGGACGTGCGCAGTACGAAGGTGACATGTACGACGCGGAGAGTTTCGATCCTGCCTTTGGCGGCGGTGGAGATTACGAGGAGTATGTCGCTTCACCCGCTGCCACTACGCCTGCCGCTGCCACAGTGCCTGCCGCTACGGCTGCCACAGTGCCTGCCGCTATGACAACGCCAGAGGCCGCAGCGGCCTTGACGCCTGAGCAGCGCGAAGCCCGCAGGATTGCAGCGAATACGCCAACTCCGGGTACATACTTATCGGCCCCGATGGACAACTTAGGTGCGGGCACAGGCTTCGACATCGCGGGCCAAGGGTCGAACCTTTTTGAATACCGAGGCGGCCCCATTCGCGTCACAGATCGCAAGGGCAACGTCCTGTTCAGCGGCGAGGGGCCCGAGGCTGCTGCGGAAGCCGTTAGGTTTGCGCAGAACCTGAGCGCCACTAAGGGTAAGAATGCCTCGTGGGACATCCAGCAACTTGAAAAAGGCCCAACCAACCCCGATGGTTCGTCCTATTTTGGTGAGCGCTGGGTTTCAGGACCGACTGATTATAACGAAGGTTCGGTTATACGCGATGTCATCGGCACCGCCCTGCCCCTCGCAGTTATGACGATACCGGGGTTGAACGTACTCGGCACCATCGCCGCAGGCGCGGCCTTCGGTGGCGCGGGCGCGGCTTTTAAGGGCGACGACCCTCTTAAAGGCGCGGTGATGGGCGGCCTGTCTGCCGCCGGTGGCCAAGTCCTTGGGCCTATGTTTGAAGCCGGAAATACATTTGGTACAGCTCTTGTGCCAAGACTTGCCACCGCAGTAGGTACTGGCATCGGCTCCACGGTCGGTGGTCTTGTGACAGGGCAGGACTTGAAGAGCTCACTCATTAGCGGCGCTGCCTCTGGCGCGCTTAGTTACGCGTCGCCAGACATAACTAAAGCGTTGGGCGTCGGCGCGCCCACCTCCACTGGCACCGGCGCTAAAGGCGCAGACATCGACCCCTCGCTTATCAACGTAGTATCTACCCCAGCAGTAGGAACGGCTAACGTAAATATTGGCGGCGGTGGACTTTCGGCAGCAGACAAAGCACTCAAGGATGCGGCGGACAAAGCAGCAGCAGACGCAGCGCGTATTAACGTCACGGGCGGTACGACAACTGGCGGAACGGCTAACGTAAATACTGGCGGCGGTGGTGGGCTTTCAGAGGCTGAGCGGGTGGCTGAAGAAGCCGAAGCCGCAATCAAGGCTACCCAAGCCGCAGCCGACGAGGCAGCGCGTATTAACGTCACAGGTGGTACGACAACAGGCGGAACGGCTAACGTACCTACCGGCGGTGGCGGTCTTTCAGAGGCCGAGCGCGCGGCTGCCGAGGAGCGGAGGCTCAAAGAAGAAGAGGCGGCGCTCAAAGCAGCCGCAGACAAAGCAGCCGCAGACGCAGCAGAAAAAGCAGCAGCAGACGCAGCAGCCAAAGCAGCCGCAGACGCAGCAGCCAAAGCAGCCGCAGATGAGGCAGCGCGCAAGGCCGCTGAACTACTCGTCACGGGCGGTGGTACAACAGGCGGAACTGGTGGTGTAAATACTGGTGGCGCAAAAACTGCTGAGGAGTTGGCTGCCGAAGAGGCAGAGCGGAAGCGGAAGGAAGAAGAAGAGCGGCTGAAGCAGGAAGCAGCGGAAAAACTCGCCGAAGAGGAGCGGCTGAAGCAGGAAGCAGCAGACAAAGCCGCAGCAGAAAAAGCAGCCAAAGACGCAGCAGACAAAGCAGCAGCAGACAAAGCAGCAGCAGATGCAGCAGTCAAAGCAGCAGCAGATGAGGCAGCGCGCAAAGCAGCCGAAGAGGCAGCGCGCAAGGCTGCTGAAGATGCAGCGCGTATTAACGTTACAGGTGGTTCAACAACTGGCGGAACTGGTGGTGTAACTACCGGCGGTGGCGGTGGTGGCGCAAAAACTGCTGAAGAGCTGGCTGCCGAAGAGGCAGAGCGGAAGCGGAAAGAAGAAGAAGAGCGGAAGCGGAAGGAAGAAGAAGAGCGGCTGAAGAAGGAAGCAGAGGACAAAGTACTCAAGGAAGCAGCAGACAAAGCAGCAGCGGACAAAGCACTCAAGGATGCAGCAGACAAAGCAGCAGCAGATGAGGCAGCGCGCAAAGCAGCCGAAGATGCAGCGCGTATTAACGTCACAGGTGGTTCAACAACAGGTGGAACTGGTGGAGTAAATACCGGCGGTGGCGGTACCACAAAAACTGCTGAAGAGCTGGCTGCCGAAGAGGCAGAGCGGAAGCGGAAAGAAGAAGAAGAGCGGAAAAAGAAGGAAGAAGAAGAGCGGCTGAAGCAGGAAGCGGCCGACAAAGCAGCAGCAGACAAAGCAGCCAAAGACGCAGCAGACAAAGCAGCAGCAGATGCAGCCGCCAAAGCAGCAGCAGATGAGGCAGCGCGCAAGGCCGCTGAAGATGCAGCGCGTATTAACGTTACAGGTGGTTCAACAACTGGCGGAACAGCTAACGTAAATACTGGCGGTGGTGGTGGTGGCGGCACTACAAAAACTGCCGAGGAGTTGGCTGCCGAGGAGGCAGAGAAAAAGAGGAAAGCAGACGAAGAAGAGCGGAAGCGGATCGCAGAAGCCCTGCGCCTTGCAGCTCTCGCTGCTGGTGTAGTTGGCAATGTTGGTGGCGGTGGCACAGGTCAAACGGGCACATACGGCGGCACTGGCGTCGGCGCGGGCGGTCTGGGCTCCGTATACACGGCCAAGCTGCCTGCCGCAGGCGGCCTCGGCCTCGGCAATATCGGCGCGACCCGCACACCGCGCGCGATGGGCGACGTAGACTGGTTGACTTACGGCACACGGCCTGAGCTTAGCTTCTTCGACTACGCGCCTGCCACAACGCCCGGCATGGCCAAGGGTGGCGCATTCTCCGCAAAGCGCGGAGGCCGGTCGCTGCGCACTGAATTTGCAGTTAACGGCCCCGGCACTGGGCGTAGCGACGACATTCCTGCGGTACTGTCCGACGGTGAGTATGTCATCGACGCCGAGACTGTCGCCCTGTTAGGTGACGGATCGAGTAAGGCCGGCGCAAAGAAGTTAGATGACCTTCGGGTTAAAGTTCGTAAACACAAGGGCAAGAAGTTGGCAAAGGGCCGCTTTAGTGCTAATGCCAAGAACCCCGAAGCGTATTTGTCTGGAGGACGCGTTTAATGACTACCACAACATTTACAGCCGAGGGGGTCAAACCGATACCGCAAGGCTCAGCCCTCACGGACATGACCAAGCAGCAGGTGCTGCCTGAGTGGTACACCAACTACGCGATGGACATTCTGGCGGGGCAGAAGGCCATATCCTCCCGTGACTACGTAAAACGCCCAATGGACCGCGTCGCGGAATTTACCGCACCGCAGAACAAATCGTTTACGCTAACCGACACCGCCGCTGGTGTGTATCAACCTTATCTCAGTCAGGCCGAAACTGCCGCAAAGGCCGCCGCAGCCGGTCCGGGCGCGTTAAACACCGCGCAGCCGTACCTGTCGCAGGCGGGCCAGACATCCGTGGCGAACATTAACCAGTACATGAACCCGTACAATGCTGCCGTCACCAACCGCATTGCCGAGATGGGCACGCGCAACTTGACCGAAAACCTTATGCCTGCGATCGAGGGTCGGTACATCCAAGCGGGCCAGCTCGGCTTCGGTGGCCGCGATGGCGCGGGCACGCCCTCGGGCATGATGACCGACACCTCACGCGCCGTTCGCGACGTCAGCGCCGACATCCTCGCGCAGCAGACGAAGGCTCTCCAGTCTGGATACTCTGAAGCCGCAGGGCTTGCAGGCACCGACTTGTCACGCTTCGGCACCCTTGCCGGCACGGCCGGCGATATGGCTCAGTCGCAGACACAGCAGCAACTTGCGGCCGCTGGCGCTCTGTCGAACCTCGGCGAGCAGGCACAGACCCTCGGCCTCACCGGCGCGGGTGCGTTGGGTAACATTGGTGCGCTGCAACAGCAGCAGGGTCAGAAGAACCTCGATGTGGCCTACGCTGAATTCCTGCGTCAACAAGGCTATGATCAGGAGCAACTCGACAAAATGATGGCCACCTTCAAGGGCGTCGCCACTGGCGTTCCGAGTGCGGACAGGTCCTATGGTATATCGCCGATAGGCAGCGTCGACACGGCGAAAACAAGTACGGGGTCTGACATCGCTGCCATTCTAGCTGCTTTGAGTGGTTTCATAGGTGGCGGCAAAACATAATTGAGGGCAATGCGATGTACGACGAAAATGGAAAGCTGATCGGAGACGACGCTGTTGGCGGCCTGTCCGTCAGCGACGCTATGACTAGGATTGACAAACTCGCGAGGGAGCAACAGGCACGCTACGACGCGCAGGCTAAGGCTCTGAAAGAGAAGCGGTACGGTCCCTCGTTCAGCGAGCGCATGTTCCAGTTGTCGGCGGCGTTTGCCACTCCGACGAAGAGGCGCGGCTTGGGAGCCGTCTTGAGTAATGTTGCGCCCGTCTTAGCGGCGCAGGAGCGGGTCAAGCGCGAGGGTGAAATATCACGTCAGGAGGCGCTTGAGAAGCTGGAAGCCGACCAGCTTGCCCAACAAATGGCCCTCGCCAAGCAGGGCCTATCGACCTCGATTGCTATGGAGAAACTGAAACAACCAAAGCCGGTTGTGGGTGTAGATGTCGGTGGCGTACTTCGTGACCGATCTACCAACCGAGTTATCGGCGCGGAGTTCAACCGCGTGCCAAAGCCGGAGTATTACAAGGCGCTTGAACAGGACCCCACAGAGGAAAACTTACAAGCCGCAGTGGCGTATTATCCGACGTTTGCGGTAGATTTAAAAGCGGCTTACGAACGTGGCCTAAGAAACAAAGGACGTTAAATGCAAACGCTTAACCCTGCGGACTATTTAGACACGCAAGCATCGCCGAAGCAGTCTGAAGCTGCGTCTAGCGCAAAGATTAAAGGCGTCGAGGCTGATTTCGCAAAGCGGATATCGGATGCGGACACGCGGAAGAAGCAAGCTGAAGCCGACATCATCAACGCGACCTCGGTAGACGCGGTGCGTGAGGCGCGAGCTAGGGCCGACAAGGCTGTGGCCGACGCGATAAAGGCCAAGGCAGACGCGCAGGCGGCCATCAACGCTCTTAAAGGCCCAACCAAAACTGCAACGGAACAGACGGCGGATACGCGCATACTCGGCGACATGAACACCGCCGTGGACGCGATCAACCTGTTGACCAAACAGTTTAACAAAAACCTAGCGGGACAGGGTCTAATCAAATCCACGTTGGAGTACTTCCCGACGCAAGAGAAGGGCGCGATAAACTCAACCGCTGCGGGCCTTGCGGACGTAGGTTTGGCCCTCTTCAAAATCCCCGGCATGGGCTCACAGTCGGACGCCGATGCCACACGCTTTGTCTCGGCCAACCAGCCGTCGACCTCAGACTTCGATCTCACCTTCCTCGGCAAGGTTTACAACTTACGCCGCCGCATAGACGCGAAGGCGCGGTCGATGGGCCTCGCACCCATCAAGTGGACCGAACCTGTGGAGGTAGCGGCGCAGCAGTACCTCGCCCTCCCAGAGAGCGAGCGCAGCAAGCTGGGCGTCCGCGAGGTTGGTACGTTCAAGGACATACCGCCCGAGTTGGATAGCCTGCGAACTGAAGCCCCGACACAGGCAGACACCACTACCGCGCTTCCTGACAACGCTGCGTTTGCCCAACCCATCGGGATGGAGGCGGCTGCGTCCGACGCCGAGAAGAAGAGCATGCCCATCCCGCCAGAGATGCAGGCGGAGATGAACGCTTGGCTTGCGGAACACCCTCGCGGCACTGTGGGCCTGAAGGAATACGCCAACGTCCGTCGCGCTCTTGACGCAAAGTACGGCTTCCGCCCAGACTTGCCTTACGAGGACGATCCTCGCACCATCGAGTATCTGAAGCAATACAACGACCCTAAACAGCCCGTGAACGTCACGATACCTCCGGTGACCGTTGATGACACACGCAACATGTTTGAGCGCGCCGCAGGGACAGCGGTGATGAACCCAATAGGCACCGCCGTTGCGACGGGCGTCTCTGGTCTGGGCCTGAACGCCCTCGACGCCGTACTCCCCCAAATGGCGCAACTCCGCGAACTCAACCCTAACGCCGCCATGGTGGGCGACATTGGTGGCTCTATCGGCGGTAGTGCGGCCCTCGCAAAACTTGGCGGCGCGGGCATGTCCAAACTTTTAACTCAAGCGCCCGAACTGCAAAAGTATATCATGTCTGGGGGTAAGGGCGCGACCTTTGCGCGTAACCTACTCAGCGACGCTACGCAGGGCGCGGCCTACGGCGCTGCCGTTGAAGGTGATGCTGGCGCAGGCGCTATATCAGGCGGTGCCGGTACTGTACTCGGAAAGACCCTCGGCAACGCGGGCGACTTCATCCTGCGCGGCGCGGATCGCGCGCCCACAGTCCAGAAACTGATTGACCGGTACGGCGTAGAAGACCTCACCATCGGCCAGCAACTGGGTGGCGCACCGAAGTCAATCGAAGACGCAGCCACCTCGATACCCATAATTGGTGATGTAATTAACGCGCGACGCGGCGAAAGCATCGCCGACCTAAACAAAGCAGCATTCCGCGAAGTTGGCGGCCAGCCTATGGGCTACGGCGACGAGGGTATAGCTGCGGTGAAAGCGGCGCGGATAAAGGCGTACGACGACGCAGTTGCGGGCAAGCAATTCGACTTGAATGACCCGCTGTTCACGCAGGACATGATTGATGCCCTCGCCACACGCAGCCAGTTGACAGGCGAGTTCGCGGACAAATTCGATCTCGCGGTCAAGAATAGCATCATAGATACGCCAATCGGACGTAGCGGCACCATGTCCGGCCCTGAGTACCAACAGGCGCAACGTAAAATTAGCGGGTACAAGAGCGAGACGACGAAGCCCGGCTTCGAGCAGGACTACAGGGACGCTCTTGGTGGCGTCGGCAACGTCTTGCGCGAGACGGTAGAGCGACAAGATCCTACCCTTGTGCCCCTACTTCGCGAAGCCGACACAATGTATCGCGGCGAGAAAATACTGGAAGACGCCATAGAGCGTGCGAAGATGGACCCAACGGGTATGGGTGCCGACGTGTTCACGCCGGGCAACCTCACGCAAGCCGTGTCTGCTAGTGGCCGTAAATACCCCGGCACGCCTCCGCTGAAGGAACTTTCGCGGTTGGCGCAGAACGTCATCCCGTCGAAAATGCCAGACAGCGGCACCGCCCGTCGCGCAGCGTTGACTGGTTTGGGCCTCGCGGGTGCTGGCGGCGTTGCTGGCGGCGGCCTCGGATACAGCCAAGAAACGGGCCTCTCTGGCGAGGACGCGGCCTACGGTGCAGCAACAACGCTGACCCCGCTCGCCATCCTTAGCCTGTTAGGTTCTCGCGGTGGACAGCGCGGCTTGTCGAAGTTTATGTTTGACCGCCCCGCTATCGGTGGCGATATTGCAGACCTCGCCGAGAAGTATTTGCCGGAGCGGGTATTGGCTCCGGGCCTTATACCAACTCTGGTGCCCGAAGCGCGGGAAGAGCCAGTACTCGCGTCCGAGGGTGAAAGGGTGGCTGTTGCACCGGTTGCCGAAGTGGCCGCAGAAGTTCCAATCAAAGGCCTCACAATGTTCGGAGACAAGGCCGTTGAATACGACCCTGAGACGGACACGTTCGTCGAACTGGCAACGGGCCGCCGCGTCAAGGAACTTGCGGACCTTCTGAAGCCAGAGGGCGGCAGATACCGTGGTGGCCGCGTTCAGGCGTTCCGCAACGGCGGCGTGGCATCCATTGCCGATCTGGCACGCCATTACGGCATGCGCCGCTAAGAGGGGTTACGTTAATGGCTGGTAACGGGTTCGAGATTTCGTTCTACAACGACGAAACGGGTCAGTGGGAAGTCACGCCCACCCCCTCGGCGAAGCCCCTTGCCGTACGCAAGCAAAGCGCGAAGGCGACCCAGAAGCGTCGCTTTGAGGCGAAGCGGGCCGAGCGGCTTCGAGCTAATGAAGCGGCAACGGCGAACATAGATAAACTCGGCAGCGGGATCGCGTCGATACCGAGCCGCGTCGTGAACTACATCAAGTCGTCAACGCCCTCAAGCGTTGGCCGTGACGTCAAGGGCATTGCTACGGCCACGCTTGACGCAGCGGTGGAAGACCCGAACGCCTTTATCGAAGACGCAATCTTCTCACCCCTCGCCGCCATCCGTGACTTCGGTGACGTCCGCGAGACCGCACGCAAGCTGCGTGCGCAGGGCCGCGATGCCGAGGCTGAGAAGATGGAAGCGATGGCCGGAACCGCCATACTGTCCGCCGTGCCTATCCTCGGACGGCCCGCAGGCGTCGCCACACGTAAAGCGATTAAGGCCGCAGAGAAGTCGGCTATTAAAGGCGCAACGAAGGCGGCGACAAAGACGGCGACGAAAGCGTCTGAACTGGCGGTTACGCCGAGGGCGAAAAAGAAAGGCCCAGACGTTGTGCAACGTAAGACGCGCAACATCAGCAAGGCCAAGGCCGAAGGCCAGAAGATTGTAGGCGCGCCACTCGGTGTTAACACCCCAGCCGATGAGGCGCTTCGCCGTAAAGAGTACGCGAACACTATGGAACTCGGCCGTGCGGGCGCAAGCTGGTACGACGATAGCGGGAAGGCAATCCTTGAAAACGTCGGGGACGATCCGACTAAGGCACGCCGCGCGTCGGAAGTGTTCTCGATAACATCCTCTGGCACGGGTGTGCCGGCAAACACCGGCTTCGCCGTCAAGGGTATGAACCAAGCATCCTACGGAGATCCCGTAGACACAGGGCGCTTCCCTACCGCGATGGGTGGTCAGATTGAGGATTTGTATCGCGGCGATACGGCCGTGACTGGAAAGAAACGCACACCCTTTGCGGACCAGCTCGCGATCGGCGGTGGCTTCTACGACCCAAGCATAACAGGCCAAGGCCATCGGGGTGTTCACGACATCTGGGACGGCGAGGCTTGGGGGTACACAGACGCAGAGGGCCGGCCCATCCGCCGCGCTTTCCAAGACGCGGAACATGCTTGGATGGACCGCCAGATGAACACGGTCCTCAAGAATTACGTAAACGATCCCGACATCCAAGGCCTTCCGGGCCGTGGTCAGGCCGCGACGTGGACTGGTGCCAAAATTCAAGCCGGCGATATTAGCCCAGAGGACGCGGCCTATAGCTACGCCGACGACATCCCAAGGCTCTACGCGCAGGGCAGCCGCGAGGCGGTCCCCGGCTCGAACACAGGGAACCTGCAGGGTCTGTTGGACGCTCCATTTGAACAGCGCAAGGAATACACCGACCAGTTTATGCCCATCTTCTTTGATGAGGCAGGGCGCGACCGTATTGCGTTGAACAACGACATGCTCGTTGGGCAGAGTTTCGAGGGGCCGGGCATTTACGAGGGTGTGAACCCCGGACGACAGGCCCAGTACGCCGTCGGGACGAAGCGCGTTGAGGTGCCAAACACTAAGAGCACCGACCCTCGCATAGACCCCGCCTCGCGCAACCTGATGCTCAACAACGAGGCCATCTTTGGACTACTCGGTGCCCAGAAGGGTATCGCCGGAAATCGCTTCTTTACTGACGTTCCAAAGAGCCGTTCGAACGCTTTTGAGATAGACGTCGGCGGCCGCCCAATCTCGTACGACGAGGGCAATGCGACACTTAGCGCACTGTCGCGGGCTGGCTTTGACCCAGATAGTTTTGCCATCGTCCCGTCGCCTCGCGGCGTGCGCGCAATGGACCTCGGCGTCTACGAGGACGATTTGATACGCATGCAGGTCGAAGACCCAGAAATGTACAAGCAGGTCATCAAAGACCGCATGGAGCGTCTGAACCGTTTTTCCGGTGAACTAGGCAATGAACTCGGCGGGACCAGCACGCCGGGCTTTATGGACAGCATTTACGCCGAGAACGCATTTGACACGCCAGAGGGCATGTTCGGGCAACAGTACTTGCCTTACATTTTCCCCGACGATCGTCCGCAGTTCGTTGAACGCTTCAACGCCATCGCCCCCAGCATGGCCGAAAGGTTACGTGAACTCGACAAACGGACGGCCAAAGATTACGGCTTTGACATATCCAGCAACATAGACGACATGCGCGCCGCGATTGCCGCCGAGGGTGAGGCGGGCCTGCGCGAGCTTATCCGCAGGCGCGGTCTTGGCAAGGCCAAGGGTGGTGCGGTTGAACGCGACATGGTCAACGCTGCGGGGGATCTTGGTCTTCTTTCTGAGAAGTATGCTTGATGTCCGCCGCAGCCGTTCGCCTGTATTTCTCCTTGTCGTAATAGCCTCGGCTTATGTTGGTGTAATAATGGCGGTCTTCCGCAGATATGGATTGTAGGAACTCTTCGTACGTTTTGAGTTTTGGTATCATTTCTGTCTCCGCTTCAATGCTTCCAATAATATCTCCTGCACGCTCTTCTTCGAGGACAGGCGCTCCATGACCATGTCGTCCACCGTGTCGCGGGCGAGAATGGGGTAGATATGCACCGGGCG